CCTCTTCTAGTTTTTTTCCGCGCCCCCTGTAATCATCTTTCCATAAGCTTCAATAACAGCTTTCATTACAGTGAAATCATCTAAAAGGATCTTTTTATTTTCTTCTGTAAATTCAATTTCATTACCATCTTCATCTTGAATCTTTTCCCATCCAATCAGAATTTCATCAGTTAAAGCTTCATCTCCTGCTTCTATTAATTCATCAAATCTTTTCCGACCTATCTCTTTGAAGACTGCATCAAATTTATGCTCCTTAAATTTGCCATTATCAGAAGCTTTTTTAATAGCAACAGGCCACTTGATTGAAGCAGTCTTCTTGAGAATAAAGGTCATGTGTTAAGTAAAGACCAAACTGATTTCATTATTACCCGCAGTTGTAGGAAGTGCCAAGTAGGGAATGTTTAGTGAACGAACACCATTTGTATCCCCATAAGTAACTCCCGTAACATCTGTCTGATCTGCTTTTAATCTGACAATATTCCCAGCAGAAGCACCAAGAATAATATCAGTCGCACCTGTGGCAACAGCAACCGCCTTAGCGAACCAATCAGTTGTTCCAATAGCAGGAGCTTCAATTACAGCAGTTCCACTAGGCGCACGATTAACAATTAAAGTCTGCTTACTAGAGGCAGTTTCCTTATAAGTTAATTCGTTATTTAATGCCAAATCAAACGATTCAATACGTTGAGAAGTAGCACCGTGGAAAGTTGCTGTAGTTACATTTGTGTCATTAACTTCTAACGCAGCGGCTTGATTTGCAAGAGTCCAAGTACCAGACATTGCAGTTGCGTCAGGAGCGTTATAAGTTCCAATAAATTGAAAATCAGCCGTAGCAAACTGACCTGCCACCATATTGAAAGTTACAGTTCCTCTTGCACCTGTAATCTTGTGCCGAGTGCCATCATAAAAACAATAAATAGTGCAGCTACTAAAAGAGGCGGAAACAGGAGCGTAAGTAACAGAAGTTGAGCTAACGACTGTCTCGCTTAGACCACAACTTTTAAGAAGAGGGCCATAGCCAGGGGCAGTTCCAGCGGCCCCCGATCCAGATAGTTCTATCGAGAAAGATGCGCTAACCCTTTTATTTGCAAGGATTGTTCCTCTTGTGCTATTACCAATGAATCCTTGAAAAGCTTCTGGTTGAACACTGTCAGCTTCTATAGGATTTAGTTCAACACTTGATACCTGAATAGCATTAGATCCGCCTACAGGAGTAGGGTCTGTTCCTTCAGTTGATTCAATCTTGGCTATGAGCCAAGTCTTCCTTGTTAGTGCCATTTGATTCTGGGGGTTCGGATGTTTCTGGTACTAGAGTAGTTTTGCCTGTTTTGGGGTCAAACAGATAAGTACCGCCAGCCCCAGGGTTAGGAATTTCTTTTTCGATTTTAGCCATGATCTACGCAGAAGTTAAATCTGTTCTGCTTGTACGATACCTTACTAAAAAATCTTGACTGATAATACCTAAAGGAATATCTGCCTCTACTAAAGAAAAATCCGTTCTATCAGGGGTTAAATCCAACGCATAACTATTAACAGTTTGATCTGCCATTAACTTCAAATGAACTGCTTGTGTATAAGTATCGGATACGTCATCAGGCAATGCTGCACGAACAATCGTGCTAATTCTTACACGCATTGTCCAATCTAATTTGTCGTAAAAATTTGTATCTGTTGGTTGATCTGAAATAGGTTCAATAATAATTGCTGGAGCTTCTGAACGAGCTAAAGGTTCAACACGACTTCTATATACAGTCGCACCAGAAACAGCATCTAAATTTGTTTTTAACCGAGCAAGGATTAATTCTCTTCGTGTATCAGCCATTAGACCTTGCTAAGTAATAGCTCGGAAAAAGTTGCATCATCTACAGGCAAATTTTCCCTAACTGTGTAATTAACTGAATCAACGGTAATAGCAGTACCACGAGTGGCAGACGAAACATCAGAAGTTTTAGCGATTAACTGATACTCCCTGGAAACGACCATGCCACCCGCAATAACATCTGCTGGCGAGTCGAGGACTCCTTTAAATGCAGTACCTCCGCCGATCTGACAGGTCTTGCCAAAATCAGCCAAGAAAGCATCAGGAGTCTCAACAAATGCCATTTAATTAGGCTCCGTACTTCTCAGACGCAAAAGCGTTCACAGAAACGTAACCAGTACCTGTACCACCAGCAACAGTTACGACGCATTTAACGTAACGCTTAAGGTCATTGGTGTTTAAGGTCATCTTCTGAGCAGACGCAGTGTTAGCACTTGTAGTTGTAAACGCTCCAGAGGAAACGTCTGCATAAGTACCACCAGATGTTGCACACTCAGTCAATTTGACTGCATAGGTAATTCCTGAGCCACCTGCGGAGGCATCAAGAAAAACAATCATGTCGCCTTCATAAGCGACCAAATCAACAGCAGAGCCTGTCGCTGTGCTATTGCCAAGGGAGTTTGCTCTAAGAGCCAAATGAGTGGTCTTAGATCCCAGGTTTAGAATTGCCATCGGCTTTTGGTTTCTTTTTGGGAGTTGGTTTTTTAGGAACTGGAGTCTTTTCGACTTCAGGAGTTATGACAACAGTCTGACTTATTGGAGCCTCTTTTGCCTTACCCATCCTTATCAACATCCAAGCAGAACGATCTGTTGTTTCAACAAGATCGCCTTTACTAACTGGATTCATGTCAACAATAGTTGACTTAAGCATTTCGATACGCATAAGAGACTCCTAAGAAATCAGGAAAGCTTACATATAGATTCTGGATGACGAACCGCTACGTCGTAGTCCTGCATAGCAACTACACGAACAGTTCCAGCAGCAGAGCCAGTGTAAGGATCAACCATAATGTCTAAACCAGACCAAAGCCCAATCAAAACGTCACTGAAGTTCGCAAAGATAGCGGTGCTATCAGGCATTGAGTTAGACACATAGGCTGGATAGCCATT